CATGGGAAGTTCATAGGGGCGTCAATGTTCCAAGAGGTCAAAAATTAGATTTGCAAAATTTGGGCACTCACTGGACTCATGCTCACGATGTAGCAGAGGCTTTTTCTACAGGGGCGCCAGAAAATCGGTTCTTAAGTAAAAGAAACGCTAAACAGTACATACTCCACGCAGAAGTACCAATTTCTTCATATCAAGATAAAAAAGCCTTTAGAGAAAAGCACGCCATTGATTACAATCCTTTAGAAGAAGAATTGCCAGTAAAAAGTGGCGCAGAGGTAACTTTAACAGGAGTAACACGAGTCACTGATGACTTTGGCAGCACCAAGACTAGAAAGTTTAAAAAGCCCAAAAGGACTAAGGCATGAGCGCCTCAGATAATCTAGGAAAGCAATGGGAACAACCAACCATCCCTAAGTTAGGCCTGCCCATTCCTGAAGGCACACAGATTCGTAAATCTGGTGGTATTGGTCACCTTGCAGGAGATAGAAGTCGAAGTATCACTGCCATGCTGCCTATCTCTGAGGTGAAGAAGTATCGTGAATACGACAGACAAGGCGAACATAGCACTGGAGATAGTGAAAAGCGCATAAATGAAATCGCCCAAGAATTAAAATCCGGCGGTGTTATCAAAGAACCGCTAATGCTAGAACATAGTACAAAGCATCAATGGGGTTATCTAGGAGAAGGACATCATCGTCTTGCTGCAGCAGAGTTAGCGGGACATAGTCATGTTCCAGTCTTTGTTTACTCAGGTGCAAGCGGGTGGGGTCCAGGTGAGCGAAAGAAACAAGGAATTGGTGCGCCATTAACGTTAGAGAGAAAGCACATGGGAAGCATCGACCCATGGCCTGTCCCTGAGAACTATCAACCAGAAGAGTTGCATCCACATCTGTTCAAGGAGTTCGAGTGACCTGCCTACACGTCTATGAATATGTCGGGGCGGCGATTTGCCCCGCGTGCGGGCGCGACACGCACGAGCCTGACCGGGAGTTGGCGAGTCGTCTGTTCAAAGAGTACTACGAGCAGGGTCGTCACCTTGCCTACAAGTGTCCAGTTGAGGGCGGCACAATACGTGGCTGGTGGAGCATCTAGGGCAAATCGGGCATACCTTTAGCCTGGGGGCCCTGTGGGGCCATTTGGTATCCTAGGGTCCTGGCGAAGGGAACCCAATGACCACGATTATCGGTGTGCAGTATGACGATTCGTGCTTGTTGATGGCAGACAATCAAGTAACACTTGATGGTGGGCGCAGATATAAGCATCCTGAAATGAAGAAGATTAGCAAGGTAGGCGAATACCTTGTTGCAGGTTCAGGTGAAGTTGCTCCTTGCGATATCGCTCAACATCTATGGAACCCACCTGCCATGACTGCCAAAGATAGAAAGAACACTTATCACTTCGTTATCGCTAAGTTGATGCCATCACTTCGTAAATGTCTAGAAGACAACGGATTTGATTTCAACGAGGGCAAAGAAGATGGCAAATCAGGTGAGTCAAGGTTCAACCTGTTAATAGCAGTCAATGGTCAGTTATTTGATGTGGGCGATGATATGTCTGTCTGTATGTCAGATGCTGGCTTCTATGGCGTTGGCTCTGGCTCTCCATATGCTCTTGGGGCTTTATATGCTGGTGTGAAGCCAGAGAAGGCTATGGCTGTTGCTGAGAAGATAGACGTTAATACTTCTGGGCCGTTTCAAATAGAGCGTCAGTTAAAGAAGTGAAGATTGTGATAGGCATCTTTATTCTAATCTTTGCAATACTGAACTATCTTGCTTGGCTCCAACAGCAGGCATACTAACTTTTGTGAAATAAATCACAATCTTGTAGGGTTACATATACGGCTTGCCATTTGGGAGCCATTAACTAGTCTCGTCTAAGGAGAGATTATGACACCCTATGAAGTATCTAAAAAGAAACAATACAAATACCCGGACTACGATTACGGAAAAATTGTAGAAAAACCTGTAAATCCATTTGCGGTTCTATCACCCTTTTTAAACTCTTGGACTGTCGGGTTTGACCGTCACTTCCAACTTCTTGAAGAGTTGCGTAATGCAAGTAAATCCACATACCCGCCATATAACATCATTCAGGTAGATGACGAAGAGACTTACCTGATTGAGATTGCTGCTGCTGGGTTTACCAAAGACGACATCGATATCATTTACAAAGAGAACCAACTTACTATTACAGGTAAGAAAGACACAGACTCAGCCGATTATGTACATAAGGGCATAGCCGCTCGTGACTTTGAGCAGAACTTTGCATTGGCTGACGATGTTAAGGTCATATCTGCCAATATGAAGGATGGCGTGCTTACAGTACGACTCGAAAGAGAAATTCCTGAACATAAGAGACCACGGACCATTAAAGTCGAGTAACCTACGTCACACAATTTAATAAGAGGCTCCTGGGTATGAGCACGCAAAAACTGCCCATTTAATCTGCTAGGCTCAAGTCATGATTGTTAACCTAAGCAAAGAAGAAGTCAGAGCCTGTGCAGACATTGCTCTTAATCGATGGATGATGAAGTGGGGCAGTGTTGATAGACCAAACTATGCAGGCGATAATAAATCAAAACTAGAACCAGAGATATCAGCAAACGTTCGCACTATCGTTGCAGAATATGCTGTTGCAAAACTTTATAAGATGCCACTTACATTTCCGTTCTATCCAAATGAAGAACATCCATTTAGAAAGCACATTCCAGATGTTGGCTCTAATGTGGAAGTCAAGAGCGTTAGAACCCGTGATGAGATTCCAGTCTTTCCAAAAGATATAACACCTGGTCGTCTTCTCGTGGGCGCACGCGTACTCGACCGCGACTACTACTCACAGGTAGAAGTTTATGGATGGCTTCGAATGGAAGATGTGCAGAGAGATGAGTGGATATACGCCCCTGAAGGTTCTTGGAGAATACCTCTACACGAATTCAATGACTCCATACCGGAGTTGGTAAATGTCTAAGAAACAAGAAAAAAGAAAGAGGAAGAAGATTCGACACGCAGAAGCACGGTGGGAGCGGGCACAACTTCGGGCCGCACTTGCCAAAACCGAACTAGACCTAGCCATTCAGACTTTCAAGGATGGGATGGGTGATTTGACCGAAGAACAGGTCAAGGCAACCGAAGATAAGGCTCAAGAGCAATATAAGCGCATTGAGGAGTTCCTCATGCAAGAAAAAGAGAAGTACTTAGAAAGGCTCGGAATCCAGCAAGACTGATAAAATCAGTTCGTGCTAAAACTAACTACGCTCCTCTTGGCCCTTACAGCCCTTCTAACGGGTTGTGGATACGATGGTCACTACCGTTATCCTTGCCAAGACCCAGCGAACTGGGAGAATGAGGAGTGCAAACCACCATTATGCACTGTTGCTGGCGCATGTCCAGAAGACTTGGTTGCACCAGGTACATTGCCAGGAACATCGGACAACACAGAGGAAACCACAAATGAGTAATACAAGGTATACATCAGCAGAACTAGATGCACGATTAAAGTTTGCACTAGGAATTATGCTTGGAGTCATTCTCCTATCAACAACACTAGGAATTCTTTACGCTCTTATCTTTGTTACTCAACCAGTGAATGCCCAATCTGAAAATGACAAGATGTTCTTTAACGTGTTGGGCAGCGTTGCTACATTTATTACCGGTACTCTTGCTGGTCTACTCATCGGTAAGAGTGGCGCCCAAGAAATGAAAGAAGCAATGGAGAATGGTTCTTCACCTGTTTCAGAAATTACACCAGTTGCAGAAGAGTCTGTTGCATCTTCTCCTGAAGAAGTAGTAAGTGAGTTAAACTCCGGTAAAGACAACAGTCAAATGCCTGATGAGCAAGAAATTGACGAAGGATGGGACAAAGACTAATGGCAGAACTAGGAACGGCAGCCAAGTTAATTGAGATTGCCAAAGAAGAAATTGGTTACATCGAAGGTCCAAAAGACAACGAGACCAAGTATGGCGCATTTACAAAAGCCAACTTCCAACCATGGTGCGGTTCATTCGTTATGTGGTGCGCAGACAAGGCTGGAGTAAAAGTTCCAAACACTGTCTACACACCAGGTGGCGCTGCAGCGTTTAAGAAGTCTGGTCGTTGGTATGACGCACAGATTTGTGACCCAGAACCTGGCGATATCGCTTACTTTGATTTTCCTGGCGATGGCGTAGAGCGCATCTCTCACGTCGGTATCGTTATTAAGGATAACGAAGACGGCACCGTATGGTGCATCGAAGGTAACACTTCTGGCGACCCAAAGAAATCACAGCGCAATGGTGGGGAAGTTGTTAAGAAACTTCGCGCCTACAAGAAGAACAAACAGAATGTACAGATATCTATCGTTGGCTTTGGTCGTCCAAAGTTTAAGGGAGCGGCAAAGACTGAGGCTGCAGCAGCACCTGCTCAAGCCAAAGTATGTAGCGAGTGCAAGCGACCACTGTAGTGACTACTACCGACACTAGAGCCCCTCTAACTGCGTTAGATAGGTGCGATAAGTGCGGTGCAGCAGCAATGGTTCGTGCAACACTAGTTACTGGAGAGTTGTATTTCTGTGGTCATCATGCCCGTCAAGTTGCAACTCCTCTTGTACTGAAGTCAATACAGGTCTATGACCCAGAAGGTGTATTCAACTATGGAAGACAGTAGATACGTTCTTGGTCAAGGGATGTTTGGTGGCATCAAAGGAAGTTATGGCAGATATAGCGTGGGTCCTCGTGTGAATAACCTTGCCTCTCAGTTTAATGACTATATGGAAACAGTTGAAGAGAGTAAACGTCGCCGTTTCAAGAGAAAAAGAGAATCAGGTTATACAGGCGCAGGATTTTGGTTTGGTTTATACCCAAATATGGTTGGTGCAATGGGTTCAGGAACTGGTATGCCTAATCAAGAACAGAATGCACCGATTTCAGATTCTGGAAGAACGGCGACACCTGCTGATGGAATGGGAATTGGTGGAACAACATTTAATGGTGGAGGTGCAGTTCTCTAATGGAAAATTTTTTTGGTTCACCTAAACTAGATAGAAAAACACTTATGGTTAATCAACGTCGTGGAATTAAACAGCACTTTGGTTACAACGCAAACCTTGGTTACAAATCAAAAGCAGAACCAAGTGTTGTATCTTGGCACAATCGTGGACGTGGTGTGCAAGGAGAATCTGTTAACTCACACAATCCTGCTGCAGCGAAGTTGATAGTGCGCAGAAACTGGAAACCAGTATAATCTAACCTCTGAGGGGTACAAGTTTCCGAGGGGTTTCTTGAAACTACTGCGTTCATCCGCAGCACAATCTGGTTTCTTTAATCGAATATACTTTTTACTAGGAGCAGCGTTTATCTACGTTCTCTTAACGATATCTCTTGCCTACGCTGATGAACCTCCAGCGCAAGAATCCTCCGCTCAATCGAACGCAGCATCACCTTCACCAACACCCAGTCCAGAGCCAACCCCAAGCCCAACCCCAACAGAAACCACAGCACCTGTTGCATCTCCTACTCCTTCCACATCAACTTCGACTGAACCCTCTCCAAGTCCGACTCCAACGCAAGAACCCTCGCCTGCTTCCACTTCAACTCCTCTTCCAACTCCGACTGTTTCTGACGGAGCGACCGTAACTGTTGCTCCAACCGCAGAATCCTCTCCATCTTCTGCTCCGAGTCCGTCTGTATCACCAACTGCAGAACCTTCACCTTCCGCTTCAACGGCTCCGACGCCCATATCCAGCCCAGAACAATCCCCGTCCCCAAGCAGTACAACGTCCACGCCCACACCCACCATGACTGAAACACCTACGGTCACCTCCGTACAAGCAAAAATAGAGTCAGCAACTGTAACGCTAAATACCGCAATTGAGTCGTCAACTGTCACACAACAAACCGCTGCTGCCCCTCAAATTACAGCAGCCCAAACCGCTATCAATGCAGCAGAATCTGCAACCGTTACTGCTGCTGCTGCACAGACCACAGCCAATGAATTGTCTAGCGCTCCTCAAAACACCAAGGTATACACAACCGATGGATACGTAGCCCCAACTCCCGTAGATACGCCTACTGTTACAACAAGAGTTTTGCCCACCATGTATGACGCTGCTACAAAGATTGAAACGCCATTTGATATCAAAATGGGCGATGTGTTGTATAACGGTCAAGGACCAAACAGCCAAATCTATGTGACCTCTAAAGCAACGATTACTTTTGGTACCGGAGACTTTAACTGGTGGGATTTCCCTAATACTCCAAATATCTCTGTATTTGCCAGTGATTACCAGAACGCTGGTACAGGTGCTTCAACCGTTGTAAAAACTACAGAAACAACTCTAGAAGTTGATTGGACTTTGCATAAGTTTGCTGACCCAAACGGTCCTCTTACTAACATTAACTGGAAGATGACCGTTAATCCTGGAACTGGTGAATGGACAGGCATTGGAAAGATATCTGGCAATTCAACTAATCTGTGGAATGGCCCACGCACGGGCGTGCGCGAGACTGCAGGACAACCAGTTCAGCCTATGACTAATGTTTCAAGTGAAACTATCGCTGCCGCTCAATCAACTGCAGCATCAACTCTTGCTATTGCAAATTCTTTGGCAGATACGGCAACCGTTAAAGTAGCAGAGGCTGTTACTGCTCTTCAACCTCCGGCTCCGACCACTCCATCTCCCACTCCTCAAACGCCTGAGCCAACTCCTTCACAGCCACCAGCATCGCAACCACAGCCCCAACCAGAACCGCAACCACAACCACAACCTTCTTCACCATCTACTCCTTCTGAACCCACGGTTCCAACACCTCAACCTGAGACTCAACCTCAACCAGAGAAACCTGTCGAACCTGTAAAGCCTGAGAAACCTGCTGAAGAGAATCCTTCAGACACTTCTCCAAAGGAAACAGAAAATCCGGAAGAGGCTCCAGAGGATGCTCCAGAAGATGACACTCCCGAAGACACTCCAGACGATTCAGAGAATCCTCAAGACACTCCTGAATCTTCCGATAATCCACAAACAGACTCACCAGAAGATTCTACAAACTCAGAGCAAGAACCGTCCCAGCCAGAAGAAGAGCCACAGCCCACAACCCCTGAAGAAGACGACGAAACTGACGAGGTTTCTGACGAACCCCAACCTGAAGAATTAGAAGAGACAGAAACAGACAACCAAGAGCAAGATAATCAGTCGGAAGAAACACAAGATACTCCTATCGTTAAACCAAGTAAGCCAGAGCCTACACCACAAACAGTTATTTCAGATGCACTTGCCGATGGCAAGTTAACAGCCGAAGAGAAGGCTGCTGTAATTACAGCCATTGTTGCTGACCTAAAGCCAGGTGAGACTGTATCAAGTGAGACTATCAAAGAAGCAGGTCTGACATATGAAGACCTGCCTCCTGAAACTCCAGTTGATGTTCGCACTGATGAAAATGGAAATGCAGTTGTCATCACGGCAGAGGTGGCTGCTTCGCTAGAATTGCTTGCTAATCCAACAGAACTAATTGGCGAATTATTTACAGACCCAGGCGCTGCGTTAGCAGCCCTTAGCAATATCGGCGCAGACATGTCACCAGAAGAACGTGAAGAAGCAACAAAGATGGTTGTAGCAACAGTTGTCGCTGCTGGTGCTGCTATGAACGCTGCGGCAGTTGCTGCAGCATCAACAACGACTGGAGGCAGTTCAAGAGGGGGCAGTTCTTCAGGTGGCGGAGCGCCAACTGGAGATATGAAAGCCGTTAGGAGACGACGTAAATGAAGTTCCTCAAAGATATGGCAGACCAACTTTGGACTCTTCTAGGTATGTTTATTGCCTGGATTGTGCTTGATGGAAGCGCAAAGGACGTAGTTGGTTGGGCAACACTCGGAACTCTGGTTGCTTGGATGGTCACGTATCCGTTGCGCAATAAGGAAGATTAGAGGATTATTGACCTTGAGAAGGGCATCTCAACTAGGAGAGATATGGACAAGAAAGCACTAGAAGCAGCAGCCGCCACGTACCTACGTGCAGCAGCCGCTGCAGTCGCTGCTCTATACATGAGCGGTATCACCGACCCTAAGACCTTGGTAAACGCGTTTATTGCAGGTCTCCTCGGTCCTTTGGCAAAAGCACTAAATCCAAAAGACCCTTCATATGGGTTCGGCGCAAAGAAAAAGAAGTAACGCCTAGATGATGACGCTCGAAGCAATCGCTGCTGCAGTTATTCTTGCAGCATCAATAGTGACGGCTTTGGGCGTCATCTTCTTGCCTGGTTATAGGAAAACAAAAGAATTTCTTGGTTGGTTCGACCATTTCCGTAGAGATTGGATGGGCGAAGAAGAGGCTCCTGGTAGGGACGCCGTACCGGGCGTTATGGAACGCCTAAACAAACTTGATGGTGAGTTGAGTCAGAACGGCGGTAAGTCTACGAAAGACGTAGTTAATAAACTATTCTATAAGCAAGAAAAGATGGAGCAGAAGGTTGACCTTATGCTCGAAGCCTTCGTTGAGATGGGCGAAAGGCTGATTACGATTGAGAACCATCTGGCAAAAGAAGAAGCGAATACCAAATAAAGTTTTTGTATTTAAGGGAAGATTAGGACATGGTTGATATCCCCGCTAAAGACTGGAACCCCTTCCTTTGGGCTGGTAGTAAGTTAACTAAACCAAAGAAAAAGGATGAGAAAGACGAAGAAGAACAAGGTCTTCGTACTCAGCAAGAACAAGAAACTGCAGACACTGCTGCAAAAGCCGGTGGAATTGTCAACATTCATCTTGAAAGCGCAATGGCTCCTGCTTCTCACAAGGGCGCAGGACACAAAGCATGGCTTGGTCCAATCATTCCTCCAAAACCTAAAAGTCTTGAAGGTGTTCCTTCTGTACGAATTAACCCTGAAACTAAAAAACTTGAAGCGTATCCAGAGTATCAAGAATTAAAGGGTCGTCTGCAACACTTTGCAGAGTCTATGGAGGCTGCAAGAGGAAACCCACATCGTGTTGAGTTTTCAGGCGGAATGTAATGCCAGCATCATTAAACAGAACTGACTCTTCTTATCAGGACTTTGATGCAGGAGTTGCTTCTCAAATCAGTCCTCTATCAGATAGAGATAGAGACTTAATTAGATTCTCTGCTCGCAGATTTAAAAGTACCGCTGACAGAGATTCGGCTATTGGAAAAAAGTTTGGCCTTAGTTCGGTTGACTACTTCAGACGACTAGAGTCAGTTAAAGACCATCCTCATTTAAGTAAGCGAGTCAGAAGCCGTGTAGGAGAACTATTCTCTACACCCGGCCCTATGACTGGTGGAACGCCAATCATGGACAGCAAACAATTCTCACACGGGGTGAACTGGTAATGTCAACTAAAACTAAAAAGAAGCACAGCAAATCTGCTGCTTGGACTCGTAGCGAAGGCAAGAATCCAAAGGGTGGACTAAACGAGAAGGGTCGTAAGTCGTACGAGCGTGCGAACCCAGGCTCTGACCTCAAGCCACCAGTAAAGCGTGAGCAGGCCAAGAAGTCCAAGAAGTCAGCAGCACGTCGTAAGTCATTCTGCGCTAGGATGGAAGGTATGAAGAGAAAGAACACCTCTTCTAAGACTGCTAGAGACCCTAACAGTCGTATCAACAAATCACTACGAGCATGGGACTGCTAAATGTTAAAGAAACTACTCATCAAACTTGGAATACTTAAAGACTCCAGAGAAGCACTAAATAAGTTTATTGCGGAAGCACTAGCCTCTACTGAAAAGGCAGACATTCCGTTTACTCCTAAGAAGAAAGCACCTGCGAAAAAGAAAGCGCCTGCTAAAAAGAAAGCAACTAAAAAGGCCAAATAATGAAATGTGCAAACTGCGATAGTGGTGCTTTGTTCGTGTATCAAATAACGGCAGAAACAGAAGTTCTTTATTGCGGTAAACACCTTCCTCGCTTCTTGGATGCCCGCAGGCGTGCAGGCAACCTAAAGACGACCGATGAATTTGCTGCAGAACGCAAAGCAGCGCTAGAAGTCGTATCAGAACCAGAAGAGCCAGCGTCTAAACCAAAGAAGCGTAAGAAGGCGGCCGAAAATAATGAAGGTAATTCGTAAGTTCGCAGTCCAAGGACATGCTGTACCATCATCCTCACACAGTCCAAGAGGACCGTTTCCGCCTGAAGTCCTAGCAGGGCCTCAGATGGCACACGGCGACAACAACTCGGATTCCTTACATCCAGCACTAGACGAAGTTCGCTTCTTCAAATGTCGCGACTGCGAAGAAGTGCTTTTTGAGACTGAATTAGACAACCACACATGTGAGGAAGAAGAATAATGGCAGTTAATGAGAATGGGAATCTATTAGATTCCGCAGGAAATGTCTGCGTTGACAGAGTTTGGGGCAACATGCCAATGCAGCCAAACGATGAGCGCAGTGAAGCAGTTCAGGGTGACCTTTCAGCAACGCTGAATGACCACGTTATTGCTTATGCAAAGTGGAATGGTTATCCGCTATACACACCAAATGATGATGGGGCAGGCGTAGGTTACGTCGTAGTTCCAAGCGTTCTTGGTGATACCACATCAGTTGCTACAGATGTAATGGACGACGCTGGTCTTGTTCCTACAACAGCATCTGCCGCTACAAATACCTCAAAGACAGTTACAGGACTAGTACGAGCAAGTGGTACTACCGTTCTTCAGGTTGCTGTATCAACTCACGGGTATTCTGCAGGCCACAAAGTAACTCTTTCAGGACTTAGCGCAGACTTCAATGGAACATATACAATCGACACTGTTCCAAACGCTAATCAATTTAATGTTACAACAGTTGCAACAACTTCTTACAACGCATCAGGACTTTCGGGTTCTGTAGTTGCTGTGTCAGGAACCATTAAGACACAGAGCGTTGCTGCAGGTGCTGCAACAATCGCAGTTGGTCAAGCAGTAACAATTACTCCTTGGGCATAGTTTAGAAGTGGCAAGAATCAGAGGAGGAGGCGCATCGGGCAAAAAGCCTGCTGCCCTCCCCTCTGCTCAAGAAATGCTAGGGGCAATTGGTAAACCTTACGGTTTCGGCCCAAAACAAACATCAGGAATGATGAAAGCCCTATCAACAGAGGGCGGATTCCAAAGTCCATTTGCTGCACTTCCTACAGCAGCATCTACTGGCGAATTTTTTGAAACAATATCTTTATTAAGCGCTACTGACACCATGCGCTATTACAATCCACAGAGTCCTGATGAAGTAGCGTACAGAAATCAGGCTGGTGAAGCCGTATTTCCATCTTTAGGCGAAGATGTTTACTACGTAGACGGTCAGGGTAACTTTGTAGACCGTTCAGCAGGTCGTAAGTTTTATGATGAAGACCTAGATACTGGCGAAGTTGTAATTCCTGGTCAAAAGGGACCACAAGAAGGAGAATCAGATGCTCCTGCTCCTCTTTCTCTAGTTCCTACTTCATCTACTAATCCAGAACGTCCACGTACAGTTGCTGCTGGATATGACCGTAACCGTTCGGTGTTAACCGTAGTGTTCCGTGATGGAACTTATTACAACTACTACGAGGTCACTACTGGAGAATGGCAAGATTTTAAACGCCGAGTTTCAAAAGGGCAATATATTTACAAATATCTAGATTACAAGCCACGTGGCGCAGCCAATGTTAATAGCCTTCCCTCCTACGCACGCACGGCTTTATACAAACTCACCAGAACTTTGCAATTACAACGAAGTGCAAAGCAGTATGACCGTCTTGCAAAGAAGAACCTACCAAAGACAGCAAAGCCCAAAAAACCAAGAAAGAGTTAAATGCCCAAGGCGCACAACATCGGACCACTATTCGTACAGGTCACTAACTTTCCTTATGAATGGGACGGAAAAGTAGTCGTAAGAGGCTGGACTCAGGAAATTGAGGAGCCTTACAGAACTGCCACTCCCCTTATAGTACGCTTGCCCAAATATAAGGCCCTAGTCCTTGGCAGATGGACAGGTGCAAAAGAAGAAGTAGATGCTTTAAATGCGGCACTTGG